GTGTTCAGGTATTGCTCAAAGTCTTGAAGGTTGAAGTTGAACTTGGTGAGCGTGTCAATGTTTTCCTTGAACGCTTTGTCCGACTTGTACAACTTCACCAACGCATCTGTTTGTGCCTCGCCTTCCAGTTTCAAGGCTTCGGCAAACTCCAACGTGCGGTCAGTGGCATCAGACTTCTTTTTGGAATAGATGCCATACGCAATCGCCGCAACACCAAGCAATGCAGTCACACCACCAGCCGCCATCAAGGCAACTTTGGTGGCATTGAGCGTGATGTTCAGCACTTCTGCGGCAATCTTCAATGCGCCAAGCACCGTTGCGTAGGTCACAGTGGCAACACGCAACACACCAAATGCCAACGTGACACCAGCAACAATCTTGCCCAACGTGCCAAGCGACATGATTGCGCCGACACCTTTGCCAATCAGATACTCAATGCCTGCGCCAACGCCGTCCCTGCCGACAACTTGACCAAAGTTTTGGAACACAGGAATCACTTGGTCTTGTACGAACCGAGCGATGCTTGAAACCACAGGCAACAACATGGTTCCAAAATCTTCTGCAAGGTTGCCCAACGCTATTTGCATACGCTCAAAATCGCTTGCAGTTGCCGCCGCAGTGCCACCAACCTGTGACTCCACTTCCTGCAAGATGACTTTTTGCGCACTCAATGTGTCATTGCTGTCAACCAGTTTCTTGATGAGTTCCTTTTGGTCCTCAGTGAAGTTGATTCCAGCACGACGCAGTGCCGTGATTCCTTTTTCGGGGTCAGACAATGCTTTGCCGAGTTGCATTGCGGCGGCATCGGTTGAACCGAATACGTTGCCCAAGTCCAACGACAGTTTGACGGCACGATTGAAAATGTCGTTGTTCTGTCCTGTCTGATTCTGAACCTGCTTGAACGTCAACAGCAAGTTGGCAGACTTTTGGATTAGTTCGTCATCAATCGCTACCTGTTCTGACAATGTGCGTGAAAGGTCGGAGACTTCCTTTGCTGTTACACCAGCCGCACCACCTGTGGCGGCAATAATCGCCTCGGTTTGTGCCATGACTTTTGCTGATTCCACAGCGGCATCAACAAGTTTGGTGCCAATAACACCTGCGACAACCGAACCAACCGCACCAACTTTGGCAAATGCACCAGCAAACTTCCGTGCGCCAGAGTCCAGACTGCCCATAACCGACGCTGTTTTGGCACTGGCGCTGTCCAGTTTCTTGAAGTCTTTGATTGCCTTTGTGATGCCTTTGGAATCAAAGGTCGTAATGATGGGGACTGAAATAGCCACAACTAACCGCCAAACTGTCCGAGGGCGTTTCGTCCCTGCGTTTTCGTGAACGCACTTTGTTTCTCACGTCGCTCAATGCTTGTTTGCAACTGTGCGTTGATTGCCTTCTCCACCTTCTCCACAGCGTCTTTGATGTTTTTCTCCACAAGCGGAAGGTTGGAACGCACCGATTTCCACATGACTCGTGACGCTCTGCCGTACTTCTCTTTTTCAAGATTCTTGACGAACGTACCGCCACGATTCTTTGCGCCTGCCATGTCAAAAATCATTGCGCCAGCGTTCTTCTGCTGAATACGCACAACAGGCCATGAGTTGGTCATTTGGTTTTTGCGTCCACCGATTTTTACGCCAACGCCCTGTCGGGCTTTCTTCACGTCATAATGAGGGAAGGCACCGCCACGCCGCTTGCTGTTCTGTGCAGGACGCATGAACCCTGACAACACAGACGTTGGAAAATCGCCTTTGACTTTCTGCACCAACGGTTGAGACACCTTGCGTATGTCTTTTGTTGTTTGGTTGTAGAGGTCACGGTCAACGTATCGGAGAGTTTCAAGCACTGGCTTCAAGCCATAAATGGAAACTCCGACCTGCATCATGGTGCCAATCTACATTCTCTTGTTTGGTTGCTTGTGCCGCCATTGCGCAACAGCAATCATCGTGTTGAGCATTTCCTCAGATTCATTCAACAACGTTGCTGGTGCAATGCCTGATTCCAACGCCAGCCACGCAATCAGCCAGTGGGCTGATTCTTGTCCAAAGGGACTGGTTCCTCAGTTTCGTCGTCAGTCAAACCAATCGTGGCGACTGTGCCAATCCAATCAGGGTCAAACTGCATCGTGTGCTGTTTGTTGCGCTTCTCGCTGTGCCATGCAAGCCATGCCAAATCGGTCAGGCGGAGTTCCTGCTCAAACTTGGTGACACTGCGATTCCACGTGCGCTCAAACGCCACAAAATCGGCAAAGACGGCATCAACGTCTTTCTTGGTGCCATCGTTCCATTCAACGGTCAATCTGATTTTCATTCGCTGCTTTCTTTCTGATTACGGTGTGGTGGACTTTGCGATGGTTCCGCCTGTGAAGGAAACGCTGGTCATTGCCAGTTCACCAACTGCACCAGCCACAGGTGTGTGGGCGGCGAGGAATGTGCCAGTGAGTGTGTAGGCAGGGTTCGTTGCCGAGGTGGTTGCACCGTTTGGCTTGATGATGAGCGTTGTGGTTGTGCCAACCAACGGGTACAGGACTGCTTCAACGCTGTTGGAAGGCGATACGGCAAAGTCCTGCATCAACTCAATGTCGCACGAGTTGTTTTGGAGTCCGCCAGTGAACTTGTGTCCACTGTCTCCAAACGCCGTGATTTCCACCGAGTCCACTTCGTAGTTGAGCGTGACGCTGTTGGAGTGGTCGGACAACACAGTGCCGCCAACCGAAATGTGTGCATTGGTGAGAACGAGAACAGCCATGATGTTTCTTCCTTACGATGTTGCCTTGACGAGCGTGCCGCCCGTGAAGGAGAGCGAGGTCATTGCGAGTTCGCCAACAGCGCCTGCAACGGGCGTATGTGCCGCCAAGAAGGCATTGCTGATGGTGTAGGACGGGTTGGTGGACGAAACGGCAGAGGACGTGGGCTTGATGACAATGGTGGTTGTCGTGCCGACCAGCGGATACACGGTTGCTTCAACGTTTGCGGCGGCAAAATCCTGCATCAACTCAATGTCAATGCTGTTGTTCTGCAATCCACCCGTGAAGGTATGTCCGCTACTGCCAAATGCCGTCACCTCAACCGAATCAATCTCATAGTTCAGCGTCACGCTGTTTGCGTGGTCGCTCAATGCAACCGAGTTGATGGTGATTGAGGCATCTTTGAGAACCAAAACAGCCATGTCACTTGCTTCCTTCTGCGTCAGACTTTGTGGACTTGGTTGCTACGGCTTCAATAAAATCGCCATCAACCAATGCGGCGAGGTTATCAGCCGACATGTCGGTGGGAGTGACGATTGCGCCAACTTCACCAAGCGTGCAACGGTCACTGATGACCTTGAACTGCTGTGCCATTGTTTCTCCTTATGTGTGAACTGTGAGTGTGAACTGGATTTGCAGGAACTCAGCATCGCCAGTTGTCAAACTTGAAATGTCTGCCGATGTTGAGATGAGGCTTGCCTGCACCACACCACCGAGCGTTGTGTCGGCTTCAATCGCCGCACGCACGCTCTTTGCGCCTGTTGCCGACAAGTATTGGTCTAGCAGGTCATGTGCCGTTCGGTCTGTGTATCGCCCGACGATGCAGTGAATCAACCACTCCATTTGTGTGAGTGCAGTGCCGTTGCCCATGGAACGGTGATACACAACCTGCGTGAGTTCTGGGTATGCCACAGGTGGCGGATTGATTGCTTCGGGCTGGTAACTGTACGTCCGCAAGCCTGAGATGGTTGCCAGTTTCGCTTGGATTGCTGTGGCAACTTGGTTGACGGTGGCTGGTGTACTCATGCAACACCGATGATGCGATACGGGGCGAGAAGGTCACGCACGTCAGGGTCAACCGCACGGACTTGGATTGCCATGTCTGCGAAACCAACCACGCCGAGTGCGGCGTTGTATCGGGCAAATCCACGAATGGACAACAGGATTGCGGCTTCTCGCACGTCATGTGGAACGTCCTGCCAGCCCCACTGTGCGGTCACCTGCACCAACGCAGGGTCAGGGTTGTATTGCAACGGGAATGTTTTGCCGCCGATGGCAACAATGCGGCGATACGGACGACCATTCAAGCCTGCGTCCAATGGTTCCAGTTGATAGTCCGTGCCTTGTGTCCATGTGTTCTCAAACGTTCCATCGCCGTCATCATCAGTTTTGACAATGATGGTGGTGTTTGCCATGTCTTGCACGGACACGTTGTATGAGTCCACAGGGTATTGGCTGACTGCTGTGGCGGCAGTCTTGTAGAACCAGCGACCAGTTACGCCGTCAATGCGACGTGATGCACCTTCAATCGCCTTCTCAATCAAGCCGTCATCAGCGTTGTCTGTGAGCCGTAGGGCTGCTTTGACCTCAGCGAGCGTGCAATAGCCGTTGCTGATTGCCACTGTCAGCCTTTCTTGCGCTTCGGCGCAGGCGAAATGACGGCACGTTCCTCAACGGGTTCAGCCGTTGCGGTTTCTTTCGTCATGTATTTGTGTTCGTAGCCGAGTTCACGCAATGCGGCATCAACCGCCTTGACTCGCTCAGGCAGGTTGCGCATCTCGTAACCGTGACGCTCAACCAATAGTGCTTCAATGTGTTTGTTCATGTCTGCCTCTCATGTGAAGTGGGTGGCGACCCCAACGACCGCCACCCACTCACAATGCCGTGTGTTGGAATCAGAAGGTCGGAGTGACCAGACCCGTTCCGTTGATTTGCGCCCATGCGTTCGGGTAGCGGTTCGCCGTGTAAGCGGCGTAGCCGTACACCACGCACAGCACGTCCAGTTCAGCACCCTTGGTCTGCTCAAAGCGCAGGTACATGGGTTCTCCACTGCCATCTTCCCACAGGTGGAGTTCCTGCAAGTTGCCGATGTAGATGGTGTCCTGATTGGTGCCTGCGCCCTGTGCGGTGGACACGTTGGCATCGGTGATGATGGGCAGACCAAACATCTCGTAGCCGCTGTTGCCGTATTCCACTGCGCCGTTGCCCGAGGCAATGCCGTTCATGTTGCGTGCCGCAGGAACAACCAACGGACGGTTGGTGGTGTCAAGCGATGCCATGATGAAGGCGAGACGGCGTGGGTGCATGATGATTGCGTTCGGACCAGCGTAGAACGTGGTCTGAACCTTCTGAATCGCATCAACCATCTTCGGGTACAGTTCCGCAACCGACGGCGAGGCATCGGTGTAGGTGACCGTCTGACCAGCCGAGGCAAGCAGTTCTGCAACCACGTTGGCATCAAGCGTCGTGTGGTACGAGGAAACGAGGTCGTTCATCACGAGAGTGTCCACGTTGGTGCCACGCTCGAGCGCCTGACGGCTGACCGTCTGCTGACCTGCGGTGGTAACCACCGACACGTCCAACTTGGTGTCGTCCATGTTCGTTTCCGAAACGGCGGCACCTTCGGTCTGCACTGCGGTGCTGGAACCAGTGGTGACCTTGCTGATGCTGATGGTCAGACCCTCAGCAGGCAACTGGTGCTTGCGTGCGACGTTTGCGACAGGGCGACCTGCACGGGCAAACGGTGCGGCGAGTTCGGTGAGGTACTGCGGAACGATGAGTCCAGCAAAGTTTGCGCTGGTCACGTCACGACGCTCAACACGCTCTTCCTGCATGTGGCGTGCAAGACGCTCAGATGCCGCATAGTCATTGCGGAACTGGGCGGAGTACGCATCAGCGAGGAACGACTTGCCGTTGTTGCGCTCGTAGGTACGGGCTTCCTTGGTGACTCGGGTGGCGTTATCAATGCCAGCCTTTGCACGGAGTTCCTTTGCCTCAGCCGAACGTGCTTCAAGTTCCTTGTGAGTCTTGATGCTGTCGTCCAGTTCTGCGGCGGAACGGAGTGAGGTAGCGATTGCCTTGTCCTCGTCTGCGGTCAGGTCACGTCCTTCTGCCTCGGCGGCATCAACGACTGCCTGAGCCTCAGCGAGAAAAGCGTTGCGCTTCTCAATGAGTTTCTCGGACATTGCCATTTTGGGTTTCTCCCTTGTGGTGAGTGGTTGGTGTTTGCTGTGCCAAGTGAAGTTGCTAGTGCCGTGTGGCGGCTAGTTTTCGGCTTGTGCCTGTCGCAACTGAATCTGACGCTTACGCAACAGAATCGGTGCTACATCGGTGACGGTATCAGCCTGCGTGTTGTTTCTGTTGCGCAACTCAGCCACAGTTTCTTCATAGGCAGGGTACGTCACAACGGACACGTCATACAGGCGAACCTCTTTGAGTTCACGGGTGCGCTTGTCATCACTCCACGAGTCTTTGACCGTTTGGAAAGCGAACGACATTTGCGAAAGGTCGCCACGACGCAGTGCGCTCATGACCTTTGCGGCATCGGGATTGTTTTCGTCCAACGATGCTTCAATGCGCAAACCAACTTCGTCCTCATAAAGAGACAACGTGCCTGACCGAGTGCGTGCAAGCGGCACGCCTTCGTGGTCAATCAACAGGCGAACATCTGCACCGTCTTTGATGGTTTTTGTAAATGCGCCACGACGCACAAACTCAGTCCACGGCAACGGTTCGGACGGCGAATCAAACACGGCGGCATAACCAACGAGCGTCTTGCCATCGGCGGCGGCACGGAGTTCCAGATTGCTGTATGCCACAGACCTGTTCTCACGTTCTGAAACCACCCAACCGTTTGTGCGGCTGTCCATCTCCATGTCCATGTCGCCCATCACTGCCATGCCACCGTCAGTGGCAATGTCATCTGTTGCTTCCACGTCATCGTCAGATTCAATGGGTTCCCAGCGGTCGCAGTAATACTCCACTTTGACCGTCTCATTGAAGGCACTGCACATGCCAGATTCGGAATCAAAGTATTCACAGTTGCCACAGTTGCGACCTTCTGGAACGTCCTTACTGTCGGCAGGACGATAACTCGGCGGCAACTGTCGTGCCTCGTTGTTCTCTTTCTGTGCGTCCAACTGACTCACCACCTGTTC